TCTTGTTATAGAACTGAAAATATAAACTTCTTAAAGTAAAATAAACATATCCTTTTCTTACGTTTCCAGTTGAATCTATAATTTTATCAGCATCTGCATATTTCCATAAAGCTATATAAGATTCTTGGACAATATCCTCTGCATAATCGTATTCACCAAATCCATTTATAATCTTTACCCATTCCTTATGATGTTCTGCTACTTTTTCGAGCCAGTTGTTGTTACCCATATAAACGTTATTGATATAATTAAAAGCACTATTTGAATTGTGTGTTCTGTTTCTTTTCCTTCTATATCATCGTTATATAAAGCACCAAGAATTAAACCTTTTATTGGTGCTATAATTACTTCTCCATCGTATTTAGCCATTAATTGCATTAAGAAATAAATAGTAAATAGTACAAATGAAATTAGTATCATCTTTTAATTTTTAAAAAAGCATAATGCTTTTGTTGTTTTTCTCTTATTTGAAACTCTAAATTAATATGTGATAGTTGTTCATCTTGGTTTTTTAATAAATCCATAATGTTTTCTACTTCATTCCAATTGAACTTTGTTTCTATCATACTTAATTCTTTCAAATATAACAACTTTTCTTTTAAGTCTTTGAAATAACTTATTAACACTTTATTATCCGAGTGCAATAATAACATTCTTTCAGCAGATAGCTGCAGTTCTTCTATGTGATTCTTAATTGTTGTTTCCATTAAAATACTCCTTTCATTACATCGTAAAAATCTCCTTCAACTTGTGGTAATCCTGATTTGTTTACTTTAAAACTAAAGTTTTCAAATCCTGCGTTTCTGGAACGTTTACAACTTACGGTTACTAAATCTTTGTTTACTGTATTTAATTCTAATTGAATTTGTGTTTCTGCTTTCTTTTCTAATGCTGAACCTAAATGCCCTGTAGGTTTATCAGTTCCGAAATTAGAATGTATTACTGTTATTATATGACAATTCAATTCTTTTGTCCATTTCATTAACTTTTGAACAACTAAATTAGATTCTTCTATATTGTTTACATCTGAACATAAATCAGCAATACCATCTATAATTACTAATCCAATATCTTTTTTATCTAATGTATCGTATAAATAGAATTCTATTAAATCAACTCTATCTTTTGAAGAATATTGTCTTAAAGCCAATGTGTGATATTTATCAGTTATAGTTCCAGTCATTTCAATAGGTCGTTTAAAAACCATTTGTGCGTGAAAGTTACCCTGTTCAGTATCAAAATGTACTAAATGTTTGTTATCTCTATTACCTTTTAAATCTCCACTTATTCCGTTTAATTCTCCATTCAAATAAACTGCAGAAAGTAAACTAATAAAAAATGTTTTCTTTGACTTTGGTGGTGCTTGTACAAAACTAAAGTTACCGTATGTTCCTATTGGAATAGGATAGTCTATTAATCCATCTTTAGTATCGTATGTTTTATAACCAAATGAAATAGCTGGTGTTGGATAATCTATTTTTTCTAAAGGATTGATAGTAGCTTCTTCTATCAAAACTTGCATTATAAGTCTGTGTTCGTCTTTGTCTATTGTCATTTGTTTTGTTTAAAAAAGGGAGCTTTTACACTCCCTGATTAATTTAAAATGGTAAGCTATCTGATTCTATTAATTCAGCAACTTTTTCAGTCTTTGTAGCATTTGTGATTTTACCATCACTCCAAACTACTTTTCCATTTCCTAAATAAGTTTTAGGTTTCTTTGCTTCTCTTTCTTCTTGTGTTTGAGAATCTGTAAATGAAACATTTTGTCCAAACTGATTTGTTTCATCGTTAATAGATATAGTTCCATTGTAGTAAACTGCTCCATCTTTACCAATTACAAATTTTTCTTTTGGTAATTTGTCAATTCTTAAACTAAAATTAATTAATGCACTCATATTATTTGTTTTTATTTATTGCCTACCTTATTTTACTGTTGTCGGCTATTCAGTTTATCCTAATAATTCATCTTTGACTTCTTTAGTCATTTTATATTTACTTTCAATAGTTGCAATATTACCACCATTTTTTAAATATTCAATAGCTTTTTTAAATTCAGGTGTATTTTTATTTAACCATTTTAATTCTTCTTTAGATGAAGTCTTTTCGTGCTTATTTGATGCATCAGCATCTTGTGTATCATCTATAAGTAATAAGTTACCTAATGCGTATTTCTTACCATAAGAAGAAGCAGAACCAAACTGTTGTGGAACTTGCATACCTTTTTGATTTAAATCTACTCCAACGATTGCTGTAGCTGATATTTCATTAATTCCATTGTTATCTAAAATCGTAGCTTTAGATTCCATCATAGGAACTGTTGTTGTTTCTGAATATAATTGAATTATTGATTCTGTAATAATAAAACTTACTTGGTACTTTTCGTTAAAAGGTTTTAATGCTTCTAATATATCTTCAGCACTTCTAAAGTTATATTTACCAAAAGAGTTAAATTTTGATTTGTTTGCTTTAAATTCTTTTTGAATTAAAGATAGTTTTTGATTTAATGTTTGTTCCATTTTAGTTTTCTGTTAAATTATAAATTTCTTTTTTTACCAATGTTTTGTATTCTTTTGGACAATCTTCATCCAGTACTTCAAAACAAAAACTTTGTAGTTTTGATATTTTTCCTTCAAGTTCGCAAATATGTTTTTGCATAACTTCCATTCTAAATCTGTTGTAATCTAATAAGTCTTTCATTGTTTAATTTGTTAAGGTTAAATAAATCATTCCAAATGCGAACATAAATAATAATGCTGCTGCGATGTCTTTTAAATTTTGTTTCATTTTGTTTGTTTTAATTGTTAATGCAGTTTATAGTATGCTGCTCCACTTGTGTTTTTATTTATAAATTTTTTATATTATATTTAAATATATTACAATAATTGATAGCGTTTTTTTTATTTTCAAAACCATTAAATATAATATCATTATTATGTAACCAAATATTTTTTCTTTGATAACATTCTACTATTCTAAATTTTCCATTTAAATTTGATAACACAAGTACATTTTTCATAATTTCTATTTTTAAATTGTTATTGTTTGATGAAGCAAATGTATAATTTGTTTTTTAATTTTAAACTATTAATATTTTTTTTAACAAAACTTTAACACATAGCAAAAAAAAGGGCATCTAAAATAGATACCCAATTTCAACAATGAACAAAAAACAGAAACTTATATATTGTTTACCTTTTCGGTATAGTAGTTAATTAACTCTATTAAATCTGATTCTGTAAATTTAACTATCTTTTTAGATTCAATCATTAAATTTTCCGCAAAGTTATTACCATATTGTGAACAAAGTTTTTTACCAAATTCAAATTGCATACCTTGATTACAAATATTACAGGAATAACATTGAACTTGTACGTTAAACTCATTCCAACGTGTTGAATAATGCCTTCTTGATGCGAAATGCCCCGCCTGTTGTTTTTTATAATCATTTTTAACCCCACAAGTAAAACATTCAGATATATCATTTACAGCATATCTTCTTCTTATATATTGTGAAAATATAATATCAAGTTTTTTTATTAAAACACTTCTTTTTATTTTTTTCTGCATTTGTATTTTTGTTTTTCACCTACTAATTCAAAACCTGTATAATTTGGTCTTTCACCATATAAGCATCTTTTAAAATGTCTTAATGAAATATTAGCTATATTACAAGCATCAATTATTGTATTATATACTATACCTGTACTTGTATCTAATATATATTTGTTTCTTGTTTCTTTTTTTTTAGTTCCTCTTAAAATTATATTATTATTTTCCTTTCTATTGGAAACTGATAATTTCATTCTTGTTTCTAAATTTACAATTACATTGCTTCTACCATCACCACCGTCTGTTAAATTACAAAGAATACCTGTATTAATATCTTTTCTTCCGTATAATTCAATTAAAAACACTTCTAATTCAAAAGCTTCTTCTTGCGTTAAATTTTTTTGTATTATTTCTACAGAATAATCTGTTTTATTAATTATATTATGCCAAAAAAAACTTCTATTTCTTTTTACAAAAGCTCTTTTATAATTTACACCAACTCCAACATAAAATATTTTATTGGTATCTAATCTCCTATGTCTGTAAACTATAGCCATACACAAATATAAATATAAGATATTAACATTCTTGTTAAAAAGTAAATTTAAAACATTGCAATTTTGTCAAAAAAAAACTGTAAATTTGCTAAATACTTTTTTAAAATATGTTTATAAAAACAAAAAAAATATAAAAAAATAAATAAAAAAAGTTTAAATAAATAACAAAAAAGCAAAGTGAGTTGCTAATAGCTATATCAAAAAAAATCTTTTATATTTATATATTAAATAAAGAATAATTAAACCTAATAAAAACCAAAAATAAATAAAGTAATTTGCTTTTTTATCTATAATCTTTGACTTCTTATTTTCAACTTGTTTAGTTTGTACTTTAATTGATTCTTTTTGTTGTTTTAAAGCGTTTTCTAATACTTTTTCTTTCTTATTGTATAAACTATTAACTTTAGTTTTTTTGTATCTTAAAACAACATTTTTATAAGTTTTACCATCTACAATAATTTCTTTTAAAGAATCTAATGGTTTAATAATAACTTCATCACTATCTATAAAAGTGTTTATATTAGTTTGTGAATCTGTATCTTTTTTAGTTTCTATTTTAGTATCAACTATTTTTTCAACTAAACTATCTTTTTTAACTTCTGAAATTTGTGTGTTTACTTTTCTACTTGCACAAGAAAATAAAACTAAACTAACTAAAATAAATATCGCTTTCATATTGTCTTCTTTTTGTTAAACCATTTAATACTTTTCCGTTTGCTTTATTCCACTTTAAAAACTCATTTTTAATAGTTAAATCTGAAGCATTAAAATTAACTTTATTTAATAGTGTGCTATTCTTAAAATTACTCATTCCAACATTATAAGCAAATGAAACACAAGCGTTAAATTGATTTTGATTTAAAGGATAGGTTATAAGTTTAGAAACCTTCTTTGCAAAGTCATCAGCTATTACTTTAAACATTTCAAAAGCTATATATTTTGATATTGGTTTATCGTTCATAGTTACTTTTGAACCATCAATATAAAAAGTATTTCCGTATCCAATTGTAGGAATATTAGCAGGACACAAATAAGGTTTTAAACTTAATCCTTCAAATTCACATATAAGCAAATAACCGCTATTATTCAGACGCATCTTTATTGTTTTTTTCTAATAAATACCATCTTCGAGCTGTGTAACCTGTTGCAATAATAAAAGCCAATACCTTCATTGTAGCATCTACATTTGAAAAAGTAAACACAAAGTACCCACCTGTCAATAATGAACTCTTTAAATCTAAAATCTTGTTAATCATCTTTTTAATCTTTCAACTATGTTAGTAACTCCTTCTATTCCTATGTATGCTGTTGCAATAATAACCCAATCAGCACTGGTTAATGTTTGACTAAATAAACCACCACAAGCTATTAAAAAAACTAATAACTTGCGTGAAATCCATTTACTTAATATTAAATCAAATTGCTCTTTACTCATCCTAAATAATGTAATATGATTGATGGAATCATTGTTACTAATAAATCTTTGTAATCAAAACCTTTATATACTATTTCATCTCTTATTTCTTTGCTTAAAGCGATTAAAAACACAATTCCAATACTACACAAGTCATTTAAAAAATAGTTGCTTAAAACGTATATAAAGAAACCATATATAAAATGATTTGCCTTGTCAATTGGAATTATCATTACGAAACAGAATATCCTAATTGTTCAAAAGCTAATTTAGAATACAACTCCGCACTTGTTAAATCTTGCATTTGTCCTTTTTCTAATTCAACAGAAAATGCACCTTGTTGAACATCTGTAAAGATAGCTCCTGCCCCATCTTTGTATGCTTCGTGACTTGCATAAGTAGCCGCTGCTATTTCTAACGTCACACCGTTTGCACGTCCAGCATATTCTAAACGAACGTATACGCTTGGTAACTCTATTTCAGTACCTTTAATCAAAATTTTTTTGCTAATTGTAGCACTTACTAATAATCCCATAATTTATTTATTTATATTGATGTTATCGTTTCCCAAGCTGCTGCACCTCTTACACATAGTTTCCCTAATGTAGTGTCATAAACTACTAATCCACTTGCAGGAGTTGCTATTGCGTTCTTTTGTGTTGTTGTCATTCTTGGAGGAAGGAAACCTTTTGTTATTGAATTTGCCTGTAAAATAGCCGAAGAATTTGCAAGACCTCCATAATTTCCAGATTCTTCAATTAAAATACCGTTTGTATTTAAATCAGTAAAATGAACACCTGCAGACCTAAATTGTAATAATGTTAATGCACTTCCTGTATCTGTTGCAGCTGCAATAGTAGCGGCACTATTATTTAAAAAAAGTATAGTGCCGTTTGTATTTGAATTTGTAGTTTTAAAAGCCGTATTACCACTTCCTGTTACACTCATCAAATCCCCCGTATCAGCACTATTCCTAACTCGTAAAGCTATATCTGTTGATAATGCTCCAGGTGCTTTGATCCCAACTCTAGCTGTATTTGAAGCAATTCCCCCTATGTTTAATCTTTTATTCGTATTATCCCAAAAGAAATTAGCGTTATCTTGTGCTATTGTCGTACCATTTGAGAACAATATTGAGCCTGAAGTCAGGGCAGGTAATTGAAAAGGTGTATAACCTAAAATTGTGGCTATTGTTTTAGGCTTCCATAATAATGTTGGAGTGTCGTAAGTTAAAACCTCATTATTATTTGGAGCAATAGCACTAACATTATGTAATTCCTCTAATTCATAACCGTTATCGACCTTAACAAAAATTTTACCTTGTGTAATATGTGCATATTCTACAAATCCAATGATTACTGTGTGAATAGGTGCAACAGGTTTTATATTAGTAGCTTGACCTGCTACAGTACCGCTTAAATATAATACATCACCATCTGCCCAAGTTTCACCTTGCAAACTTCCCGTTGTATTTATCTGCTGTACTTGTCCGCTTGTAGTAATAAAACCCTCTTGATTGTTTAAAATTGTTTCAGTAACTAATCCTAAAGTTGTGGTACTATTTAAATCATTATTCGCTAAAGCTAAATCTACTTTTGGTCTTTGCCCTTGCGCTCCTGTAACCCTTACAATTTGATAATTAGCTTCTAATAAGGTTATATTTGTAGCTGTTTTATTTACAACTCTTGCAACGGTTTCCTGTCCTATTTGTAAAGTTACTGCACCGCCTTTTAGTTTTAAATCTAAAGTTCCCGCTGTGTCATTCCAAACCATTGAGCCAACTCCTGTCGGTGCATTTGTCGGTGTTAAATCAAATTCAATATTCCCCGTTTGCAATCCAAACTCTCCCAAATTTACATCTTGTGTTGCTCCAGTATATGGAACAAAACCAGTTACTGCCGGAATATCTTCTAATGTAATAAATGGATGAACACCATCCTCACCATCATTTATTAAATCGCTCGTTTTAGTAACAGGTGAACCTGAAATACTATTAATGTTAACAGTAGTTAAATTTGGCGTTACATCAATTGTTACATTTTCAGTAGTAGAAGTAATATTAAAATCTATAACATCCGTAGAAATAGAAGGATTAATAACTATATTTTCAATAGTTTCATTAACGGTTATATTTATATTATCTGGCATACTATCTTGTTATATCGCATTTAACAATAAAATTACCTTCTACCCAAGTTTTAACAGTTCCATCAGCAAATGTTATTTGTATATCGTAAATATAATTAAATTCAGGAATATTTATAATCTGTTGGTTGATTTTAAATAAACCTCCCGCAGCGTTTGTAATAGTTAGTCCTGCAGAAGCTACAGAAGTCAATGCTAAAATAGCAACTCCGTTACATTCTTTTTTTAACTGCATTTTAATAACAGCACCTGTTAAACTTAATGCAACCGTATTTTTTACAACTGCAAAATTAACCGCTTCAAATGTATCGCCTTTTATATGTGAAAAATTTAAACTCATAACTCTTTTTGTTTTTCTAATTTATTTAAAAAGATTTCTAATTTTTTAACATTAGTTTCTTTTGGTTTATATGTTTCTTTTTCTTTCATAATTATAAAACCCAACCTGCAAAAGAACTATCTTTATCTGGAAATACATCAGCGTTTGAATTCGTATTATATTCAGGAAATAAAGATTGATTAAAACTCATATAATCTATAAATCTATTTGTATAACTTTGTGCAACATCACGCTCTTTTTCAATTAAAAAGTCTATTTCATTCTTTTCAACTGTAGTACTGTTTTCCGAGTTATGTTTAAATACTCCTTTGTTTGATACTTTATAAGCCGCATAAGGCAAAAACTCTACCATTGCCCAATGTATTACCATTGGTTTAATATATACGCTTAAAAGAGTCGTATATGGTGCTGCTAAATTACCTGCTACAATACCATCGTTAATCTTGTTATATAATTTTGTTCCTAAATAGTTTTGTATGTGTAATTGTTGCGCTTGAAAGATATACTGTGTATAAATATCAGGGTCTAAATTACCATTTAAAACAGTAAATTTAACTATGTCGTTTGTCGTAATAAATAATCCTTGCATATTAAATAATATTATATTTATTAATTATTTTTCCATTTAACTGCATAGATGCATATGCTTGTGAAATATTCAAATCTCTTGCACATTCAGAAATACTTTCATAATTTTTATTTGTATGTCCACAAAATACTTTTTTCATTCTTTTTTTTATAGCATTAATTGGTTCATATCCTTTCATTCTTTCTTTACTTTTTAAAATATTTTCTTCAGTATGTTTTTTTCCTGTAAAACCACTACCGCCACTTAATACATCAATATGATTTAATCCGTTTTCTATTGTATCATAATATTTAATATAAATACCTTCCATTCTATCCTTTTCATATTTATTTTCAGATAAAAATAAAACTTCTATTATGTGATTTTCAATACCATATTTTCTTAATGAAGAATATAATTTTAAATTTTTTGTTTTAGAACGATATTTATGTTCAATCATTCTTCTTTCTATGTTTGAAGATTGACCAATATATATTTTACCTGATGGACTTGTTATTTTATATATTCCTGATTGTGCCATATTATACGTCTTTAGGTAAATTTTTGTTATTAGGATGAAAACCTTTTAAAGGCATATCATTTGGCATCATCGCTACTTCTTTTTGATTTCTAACTCTATAACCATATTTTTCAGCAGTTGCTACAGATATAGTTTTAGCATTTGGATTGTTTACATCAATTTTAACTCCTTCCATATTTACAAAAGTCTTTCTTAAAAACTTATGGTGGCAACGTGGTCCGCCTTTATATAAAAAGCAATTATAATTTTGACCATTATGTCCAAAGCCAGGATTTACAATATTTGTATTTACATTTTCTAAATCTTCTTTTCTATAAACTCTACCATTATTTGAAGCAGTCATCATTTTTTGACAAAAGTCTCTTTCTGCATTTTGATTACCTGTATAAGTGTATCTTGTAATAAATTTAAAACTATCTATTTCTTTATCTTGTTCAGATTTAGCATTTGGTCTAGCTGTAACAGTAGTTGCAAAACCCCATATTTTAGATAATGTACTTTTTTTATTTAGATTATTAATTTCAGAATCTAATTCTTCTTCTGTTTCATAATCAACTTCAGTTTCATCAACACAAACCCAATTGTCAGATAATATTTCTCCTTTAGAAGAAAGAAAATCATCAAGTTCTACATTAGTTTCAGCAGACATTTTAACTCCAGTTTCTTCTTCTGTGGTTTCAGCGTTCATTCCTGATATATCTACAAATTCTAAAGGTTGAATAGTTTTAAAATAAAGTTTTAAAGAAATACCATTAATAGCTAATATCTCATCTAAAGCGTCTATAATTTCAAGTTGGTAAGGTTTTATTACTATGTTGTCAAATAGTAGAGTAGCAGTCTTTATTTCGTCTGCATTGTTACCTAATCCACCATCACCAGTTCGTATTCCTAATAACATAGGTGAAGTAACTCTATGTCCTACAATTAACTTATCAAAACATTCTTTACTTAAATACTCGTAATGTGCTGGTGCATCATTTAAAGGTAAATCTTCAACTGTAGTTTTAGATTCTGCATTAGCATTAAAAGCAATAATAACTTTTTCTCCTCTTGCACCTGTTAATTTACCAAGTACATCACGCTTCATTTTATCACGCATTTCTTCAGTAGGAATACCATTGTTGAAATTGATTACTTTAGTTCCGCTAAATCCATTTTGACAATCATTAATTTGATAGTCTGCTATGTTTTCTTCAAGCAAAGCATAAGGCAAAGAACCACTATAATCTATTGGAGAATAATAATCAAAACCACTAACGTAAGGATGTAAAATATATAATTCAACTTCGTTACCATTACCAAAACCAAAAGCAGGAATCTTTTTTAATTCTTCACTTGGTTTCTTTTTAGTCCAATCAGGATGATAATACCAATTCTCTATTTGTCCTTTATCATTACATTTTTCTGCTCTTAATGTGTGCATAGGAAAATGAAGTATTTGCTTTACTTGTTTCTTTTCCATTACAACTTGCATAGCAGCCATTCCTAAAAGTTTTCTTTCTAAAGCTATTTTCTTTAAATCAGAATCTTTTATAATAGATTTCATTTGTGCATATTCGTTTGGCTTTTTATTAGAATCTAAAGCATCTAATCCTTTACCATAAATCATATTAGCAACTCCTGTTATAATAGCACCATTTGTAGCACTATATAAATATCTATCAATTAAATATTGAAAGTAATTATTATCACTTCCGTATTCTATATAATCGTTCTTTTTATTTTCTTGTATTACAGGACTTGTATAAGCACTTAAATTTACTATTGATATATTACTCATAAATTTTAAATTCGTTGTTTGTAACGTTTGCTACATATTGATTTTGATTAACTGTATAATCTTTTACTTCTTGATTTGTGCAAAATATTTTATCTTTATAAACTATATCAGAATTGTTTTTAATAGTCAAGTTATAAAATGTATTTTCTTTTAAAGCAAAAATAGTTGTAGCAGTTATATAATAATCTGACAAATAAAAATCAGCTGCTATATTAGTTTCGACATTTGTAGTTTCATTTCTTAAAACAATAGTTGTAGCGTTCATTTCACGAGGTATAAACGTTATGCTTTGTGCAGTATCTTGTTCTTTTAAAATTATCATAAACTATTTTTATATATTAATAATTTAAAGTTAAAATTGTTTTAAAACAAAAAAAAAGGATGCTAAATAAATAGCACCCTTCTTAAAAAAAACAAACAATAATATTATGCTACAGTACCTTCAACAATAGAAGCTAAAATACCTGTAGTTAACGGTCCAGTTACAAAGTTTGCAGCAACAGGCTCCATTCCTTGAAATTCCATAGAATATCCACTTTTATCAGCCATTGCAGCACCATTTGAAATAGTTGCAGTCACTAAGTCCATTCCTTTTGTTAAACCAGCTAAAAAGAAATTACCATTGTTATCTTCAATAATAACTTGTGGTCTACCATAAGCTAGTAATTTCAATTGCTTGTGGTCAGCAATAGTCAATTTATTCATACTTAAAGTTAGTTTTTGGTCTACAAATGTAGTTCCATTTTCTCTTGATGAAGTGACAGTTTGTTCAAATGTTGAAGTTCCTTTTAATTCATATTTATAACCAACAGGAGTTCCTCCTAATGCAGTTATAACATCTTCTTGTCCTGCAGTTGCAGAATAAGTTACCGTTGTTGCATCACCCCAGTTAATGAAGTATGCAGCTCTTAATCCACCGATTGAATTTTTACATTGTTCGGCACGTCCTAAAGAAATATCGCAAGGCATAGTTTATATTTTTTAAAGTTAATAAAAAAGGGCAGGTGCTTTACCTACCCTTATTTAATTATTATTTATAATGATTATGCAGCTGGAGTGTAAAGAACAATTTCAGCACCAACACCATATTGAACAGCAGCTGTAAATCTTGCTACAATTCTTACGTTTTCTGAACCATCAATGTCAGCCATATCAATTACTTTGATTTCGTTTTGGTCTGATAACAAACCTGTTCCAAAATATAAGTTAGATTTTTGTGCAGCCATCATATAATCGTTAGTCATTCCGTTACAAACAAAGATTTTAACACCATCAAAAGATAATGAACCATTGTTAAACCATTGAGTTCCCATTGTATTAGTACCATTAGCACCAAGTCCAGAAGCTCCGAATCCTCCTAAAGCACGTACATAATCACGAGCAACGGATTGAGAAATATATAAGTATAAATCTTCTTTTCCGTAAAGTGAAGCAGGAATCAAGTCAACAACTTTTCCAAGTTCAGCAATTACGTTAGCAGCAGTAACTCCACCAGAAGCAGGAGAAGCTACATCAAGTACAGTAGCATCAGCAGTAGCAAGAGTTAAGAATCCGTCAAACTCACCAGCATTAGCTGTAACACCTTTCCAAATGTTTTGTTCTGTTTTTTCAGCAATTTTAGAAACAACGTGTGCTAATAAGAAATCTGCAAAAGCAGGAGGTAAATTATCAAATGAAGAATATCCCATTTGAACAGCTTCCCAATCAGATTTGAAATCTTTTTTACAAAGTTGTAAGTTTACTTGAAATTCTTCAGGAGTAATTACTCTTTCAGTTAATGTTACAGTAGAAGTAGCATCAAAATCACAAGTAGCGTTTTTAACGATTGCATCTGTAGCAATTCTTTTAATAACCTCTTTGTATTTTACATTAGGTTTAACTTCGATTCCACCATTTGCAATAGTAGAACCTGACAATAAAGCAGCAGAAATGTATTTTCCTGCAAATTCTCCAGCATAGGAAGTTGTAATACTTGTAGTAGTAGCCATAATTTATTAATTAAAAAGTTTTGCCATAACTATATCTTGTGTAGTCATTTGGCGGTTAGTTGATATTTTATTTAGTTTAACTTCGTTTTTAACTTCAGGAGAGTGTGTTAATGGTTCAACAACAACTTCTGAACTTAATTCTTGTTTTACTGATTTTAATTCAGCAATTTGTGCTTGTAGTTTTTCAATTTCAGCAAAGAACATTTCTTTTGAAACTGATTCTACAATTCTTTTAGGAGTAGCTGGTTCAGCTTGTGCTTCAACTTCAACTTCTACTTCAGCTTCTGGTGCTTCAACTTCAGCTACAGGTTCTTTAATTTCAGCAATAACACCCTCAACGGTTACAACTAAAATCATTCCATCTTCTAATTCGTATTCTCCAACAGGCAAAGGAATTTTTTCCTCGCCATTGACAATAAAAACAGCATTATCCGTTTCAAAAGCATCAGCTTCTAAAACAGTAACTCCATCTTTAAGTTTCATTTGAGCAAGATTTACATCCATACCCAAAAGAGTTTTAATTTCATTAATTACATTCATATCTAATTATTTTTTAGTATTAATTATTATTATTTATTTTTGTTATAAATTACGAACTTACATTCGTTATAACTCTTGCATTATTGGTGTTTGTAATTGTACTTGTTTGTTGATTAAAAGTAGAACCTATTCCTTGTTCTTGTAATTCTCCATTGCAACACTTTTGAGAGTATTTACCATCTTTACATAAACAACCTCTATTACCACCTTTTGGTGAACTTGTTTTATTTCCCATAATTTTATTTATTAATTTCAGCATTAGTTATTATTGATTTTATTTTTTCTATTAATTTATCTTGTATTAATTGTGAAGATAATTTTTGCTCATCACTAAAATATCCTTCAACACTTATTCCTAAATAAGTTCCATCTTTAATTTCTTGCCAAACTTTATCGTTTTCAATACTCATAATAACAGCCCAAGAACCTTCTGCAGCGTTTAAATTATAAATAGCAGATTTATCCATTTTAGGATTTTCTACTATCCAAGATTCAACAACTGAAACGCCATCTACTTCTGTTTTATGTTCTAATGTAGCGTTATTATTATTTAATTTTTTTAAATATAATTGACCTGCTTTTTTTACAGTTTCTTTTGAAAACTTAATGTTGTATTCGTAATCGCCATTTCTTCTATAAATCAATTTATCAGGAACTAAAGCTAAACCTATAATGATTCTTTTTTCATCATCAATAGATTTAAATTCTATTCTATGATTATTTAAAGCAACCCAATTTTCTTCTGTAGCAGGAAACTTTACTAAACTTAATGCTTCTATTCCATCGTTGTCAGCAGTTTCATCAATAAATAATTCTATCGTTTCTAAATTTTTCATATTTTTTATTTATATTTTTATAATAAATTATTTAATAATTTGTTTATCCCAAACTTGCATTTGTAATTATATTTCTATTTAAAGATTGCCCTGTTGTAACATCACCTGCAGTAACATAGGCTTTAATAGGAGGTTGTTCTCTACCTAATGTTTGTGCTAATTGATTTGCTCCTGAATTACCTACTACGTTAAATTGTGGTGCTGCACTTCCACCACCATTTGGAGCATTTCCTATTGAACCACCTGAAGGAGTACCGCCACCACCTAAAGCAGATAAAGCTTTTGAAGTTGCTGCTATATTAGAAGCAATTCCAATTCCTGCCATAATATTATTTGTAGTAACAAGTGCGGCTGCCGCAGCTACAGAAGCACCAGCAGTTGGTATAGCTAAAGCAGCACCTTCAGCAGTTGCAGTTACATTTGATGCATTAGTAGCAATTATTGAACGAGCAATACCCATAGCAGATTCAGCTATAATGGCAGCTTTTTGTAATGTTTTATTTTTACCTGCTAAACTTGCTAATAATCCAATACCTGCCGAAATAGTATCTAATTGCTGATTTTGTAATAATTTTTTTTGGTCTGCTATTCTTTGTTCTATTAAAATTTTTTCTTCTGCTGCTTTTTCTTCTATTTGAGTAGTTTTATTAGTGTATTCATTTAATGCTTCTAATTGTCCTTCTCTTTGTAATTTTAATTCAGCTTCTGCTTTGTCTGATTTTTCTTTTGCATTAGCAAAAAAAGCTTCTGCTTCTTTTGTAGAATCTTCTTTTTGTTTAGCTATTTTATCTAATCTTTCTTTTTCTATTTTATCAGAATCAACTTTTTCTTTGTCTTTTATTTCTTTAGCTTTTTTTTCTTTTTCTGCTTGTCTATCTGCATCTGCTTTAGCTAATTCTCTATTTAATCTTTTAGCTAATTCTATTTGATTTGCACCATCTTCTTTTAATGCTTCTGCATAGGCATTTTTTGCTTCTATTTTTCTTTTAGTATATTCGTCTAATTGGTCTCCGTGTTCAGTCATAAATTTCTTATTGACTTTTAACGTGTTATCAGCATCTGTTTTAAGTTTATCTAAAGCTCTTGTAGCATCTGAAGTAGCACCTACAAAATCAGTAACTGCATTCACTATTGAGCCAAAGAAATCACCAACAGATTTTAATCCTGGAATTAAATTCATAACTGCATCTTTAACTTTACCAAAGTTTGCAATTAATAAACCTAATCCAATAACTATTGCCCCAATTCCTGTAGAAACTAAAGCTAATCTAAATAATTTTAATCCACCCGTAGCAGCTTCTGTTACAAATGTATAAGCAGCAGTTGCAGCAGTCATAACTTTTTGAACTACCGTTGTATTTTTTAAAACTGCACCTAATTGCTTAAATGAATCTATACTTTCCCCAACAGATTGTAAACCTTGAGAAATAGCCATTGCAGATTGTACTTTTAGAAGTTGTCTTTCTAAATCTTTACTTTCTATTCCAACTAATCCTAATGCACCTTGATAAGCAGCGAAACCACCTGCAACTCCACTTAATGAAGCAGTTAATGCTTTAAATTTAGCATCAGGATTAAATGCATCTGTTAATGCTTTTGCATCGCCTATTCTATCTTTTAACTCTCCTGCTTTTTTTGCTGCATTTACAGCTTCTCTGGAAGTTGCTCCAAACTTTTCGGATAAAGCACTTACTTCATTTTGTGCTTGTCTTAATTGGCTTTTTAAACTGCCTACACTTTTTTCAGTAGCATCTAAATTACTTTGTACTTCTAAATTAACTACTTTATTTTCCATTCTCTTTTTATTTTTTTAAATCCTTGTTTCCAAGTAGTTACTAATTGATATTTTCCTTTTGCTATTTCTATTGTTTCGCTTTGATTATAGTGAGCATCTAAAGCTAACATATCTAAAATGTGTTTAAGCATATTGTAGTACGTTTAAATAAATTGTTAATACTGATACTCCGTTTTTAAAATATTCTATTCCTATTGTTTCATTTCTATCTAATCCTGTAGCGTTTGCATCAACTGTAACTAATAAATTAGTATCTGCAATGTTATCTGTAGAATCCGACCACCTTACAAATACTGTTCCTGTGTCTGGTAATATATCAAAGCTATCGTACTCATTTAAATAAATAACATATTCAACTTCTTTAGCTGTATTATCAACCATAATAGTATCAGATGAACTGAATTTATAACCAATAGTTGAAGCGGCATCTGCACCTCTATAATCGTTTATTAATTCAAAGTCTGTTTCTCCTGTAGTTAAATCAGATGTGAATTGATTTATTATATATCTTTTATCTCTAATTATAAGTCTATCGTTTAATTTTAAAGTTGATAAAACCATATCAGGAATAACTGCTTTTATTTTTAATATTCTTGTTTTAGGATTGTATAGATTTGCTATATAGTTTTCGTAATGCCTTGCGTAAAGTCCTCTACTAGCATTTACACTATACCAAGGCGATTGATATTCTCCAAAATTTGAACTTATTAAATAATTTAAATCAGTTGGAACTGAACTATATTCATTTGAATATCTATTGTAATTATTTAAAGTTGTTGTTCCTGAAATAGTTGTAATATAAATAGGAAAACTTGAAACAGAAGTTAATCCATTTTCGTAAATAAATACTGGCTTTGGAGTGTATGGTTTTAAATCTTTATCTATAAAAGTTGCAGTTTCAAAATTATATCCTGTTGCTCTTTCAAATAATACATTCTCGAAAGGAAGTTTAATTTCATAACTTTGATTTTCATTTACGTTATCATTATTCAAAACTAAATCTCCATACTCTAAATTATTGATTCTGTAAAAAGCATTGTTTAAAATATTGCTTGATTTCTCATATTGAAAATTAATTGACTTAAATAATTTCGGTCTTTCAATATCTGCTTCTTCCGAGCTTATGTATTTCGTTACATCGTTTACGTTTCCTGATTGATAATATAATTCTAATGGTATTAATTCAAATGAAGTTTTAGACGTTGGAATTATCATTAAATTAAACATCTTAACTAATCCTATAACAAAATCAGATACAGTAATATCAGGTACAAAATTTTTAATTTCAATATTTCCAATTGTAATTAAAGTTGTTGTTTCAGCATAACTAATAGATGAAAAAATACTTCCAGAATTAAAACCCCCTCTTTTATATTTTAATTTAACAGCAGTAGTTATTGAATTTTCGCTATCAATTTTAAACGTATAAACATTATTTCCTTGACTCCAAGATTCTAAAACTAATACTGCGTTTACTGTTTGTATTCCTATTAAATCAGAAAAAGTAGATAATAAAACCCCATTTCTATAAACAAAAACCCTATACTTTGTAAGTAAAGAAGCTGAATTAGGAGTTATATCTAAACTAATAGATATATATTTATTTGTAGTTGTTGAAGTACCAAAGTTCCAATTTGTAGTAATACTTGAATTAGTATTATTGTATTCAGAAAACGGAGTAACTCCAGTTATTATAGGTAAATTAATTAATTTTTGTTCAGTAGGTACAAATAAATTTTCAGCATTTTTACAATACAATCGTAATTTAGTCCATTGCTTTAATGTCATAAAACTTCCTGTAAAAGTTATTCCATATTTGTTTTGAATAAATGTGATAATATCAGTTAATTTTATAGCAGGAAATAACTCATTCCATTTAACTGCCCCTGTAGATAACGTAATATCTTCTAAAGCACTTGCGGTTTTATATTGATATTTCTTTGCGCTTCCTAACAATGGATACATTACAGAATAAGCAATAGCTGCTGATATTCTATTTCTAATTTCTATTGAACTATAAGTATGGTTTAAACTACTATAATCTAAAGTGTTTAATTTATCATCTTTGAATAGGTCTTTTAATTGCGTTAAATTTCCGTAAAACGTAATAGTGTAACTTTCTATTTGTCCATTCTTTCTATTTGCTTTTTCAAGTTGAAAGTTTCCTTTTTTAAATGTAACTGTGTTTATTTCAATATAACCATCATATCTTTTTCCGTGTTCAAATGAATTGTCTACTTCGCTTTCATACCAATGTTTGAAAATTTTATTGTTATTTTTAGAAGCAGGAACAGTAAACGATTGAGAATAATCCGTAAATACTTTTCCTATATCATTTGCATTTTGAATAGATGAAGTTACTGAAATCTTTTCATCGTTAAATAATTCAATCCTTTTAGAAACTGAATCGTCAATTATATATAATGCAACTACATTCATTATACTACATCGTTTATAAGGTTAAAAGCATAATCAAATTCTATTTCGTAGTTAATCATTTTATCTTTTAAACTTGTTTTTAAATCGGAACTTGTAGTTTTTAATTCAACAGGTTTACCATCTAATAAAATAGTTTCTGATAATAATAAATCAGTTATCAAATCAGAATAGTTTTCATCAACCCATCCTGTGTTTAATTTAACAGATTGTTGTCCATTTATATTAAATGATTTTGTTTGTGCTTGATATATATTATAATCTAATTGTGAAGGCATCATTCTATAAGTCGAGCCTTTTGTACTTATAGTATTAGTTTGTGCCTTAAAGAACGTTAAAAACTGCCACCCACCTCTACGATTAATATAAGAACAAACAACAGGAGAATATTTAGGTTCACATACAGGCATAACTTTAAAACTATCTATTACCGTTATTCCATCTACATCAATTATTTTTAATAAATTACCAGGACTAAAGTCAGCTCCATCTTGAGTAACAGAAACATTTATTTCATATAAATTTGCGGTAGTTGCTGTCTGTGTTGAATCATCTAAATAACTGCCATCTAATTCTTCCCATTGAAACTTAATTGTTTGACCTGTGTTTAATTCAGCAAATACATTTATATAAGGATATTCTTGATTTCTATCGTAATATATTGTTTTTGATTTATCAGTTAATGAAATTATATTAGAATTTAAACTCGAGTTTAATCCATCTTCATATTTGGTAAATCCATTAGTAGCTGTATAAGTATTTGTATCTAATAAAGTATCTACTCCTGAAACGGTTTTATATCTTTTTACTTTTACATAGCAAGAAGATTTATTAGATTCTTGTGATATATAACTTGAGTGTGGTGGATAACTTGGATTTATATTATCTATAAACTCTCTTGCATAATTAGATATATTAAAATTTAATTCTAATTGAGTTGTTGAAGGTATGTCTTTAGATAATGTATAAGTTGGAATTGTAGGTTCTGTATCTCCGAAATTCCAAATGTATAGTTTTACTTTCGCCCCTGTTTGTCCTGTTTCATTTACTGAAATCATATATGGACTGCGTACAAATATTAAATTCATTTTATATCTTTTAGTGTATATTTTAATAATTCTTCTACATCTAATGCGAAAGACTTTTCTAATTCTTGGTTTATATATTTATCATAACCTTCATTAAAAGGTTTTGTAAAAAATAAACTTGGTTTAATTCCATATAGAAATATCTTTCTTGCAATAGCAAATTTTAATCCTTCTCTTGATAGAAACTTTCCATCTTTTCCTCTTGGTGCTATTCCTTTTTTAACTACCCATTTATCTAATGCTTTTGTTGGTGGCATTTTATTCTTAAAAGAGTATGGAGTAGTATAAACTGTTTTCTTTCCTGATACTCCTTTGTCTTGAAACATTCCGTAAATAGGCATAGTAAAAGCCATTTCAAATCCATTCTTTGTAACTTTAACATAAGATTTGTCTAATTCTTTTGATAAATTACCACTTGTGTTTTTAGCTACAAGATTATATTTAGCTTTTTGAACTACATAATCTCGAAAGTCTTGTAAACTTTTGTATGTATTTAATTGATTCATTAACAAATAGTCATTTCATTAGCTACTTGAATATCAAATGTAACTGTCCATCCTGCTATTTTGTTTTCAAATCTATCTATAAATGGTTCTACTGAAGGACTTCCTGTTAATTGATAACCATTGTCGTACATATCTCCTCTACTAACTATTTCTAAAACTCTATTGATAACTGCTAATTGAGTATTTAACACATCTTGTTCATTATCATTACCTATAAATATATCAATAGTTTCTTCTTTAGATTCGTCTACAATATCCATACATAGAACTGATAAATTAAACTGCCATAGGTTACCCAAATAGGTAGCATTATTTACCATTATATGCGACAATGGAAATATAGTTTGTTTGTTTAAATCAACTTTAAATATATCACCTAATGTAACTGTGTTTACAAATACATCTAATTCTAATTGTTCTTTTATTGCAGTAGTAATATTATAATATCCTTTCATTATTTTCTTTTTATCATATCCATTTCTAATTCATTCTTTTGTTTCTCAAATGTTAAATAAGTTAAACATTGATGTAAGGGAAGTTTGGTCGTTGTATCAAATTCTCTAACGTTTCCTTGAGCAATAGCATAGATTGATGAATACCAACCCCATCGTTTTCCAAATTGTGCTTGTTTAGAATAGTCTGTATCTCCTGATTGTTCTCCAAATAAGTCAGAGTAGATTTCAACAATTCGTTGCCTAAATTGTAAAAAAAAACCGTAGCACCTAAAACTACATCTAAAGGAGCGTGTTTCATTACATCCGAATAAGTTATACTTCCGTTGTATTCTTCTATTGAATAAGTATGTTTAAACTTTTGATTAATTGGTCTATAAAGTACTGCCATTGCTTTATGTATATTATCCCAATCACTAATATAAGTATCTAAATCTACATATTCTCCAAATGATATTTCTTCAAGGTTAGGTATAAAACCGAACTCTACTCCACCTAATGTAAATCTTTGAACTAATTTGTGTTCTTTAGAAAACATTGCACCAAGTCTATTAGTGATTTCATTTACTTCAGAATATTTAATTTGTGCTACATCTTTTAAGTCTATACCACAAAATAATTGCACCATCTTTTGTTGTAAAAACTCTCCTTCAGGATTATCTTTTGCAATAGATAAAAACTTTTGATATTGAACTAATTTAATTTCGTTTAATTCAGTTGGTATTTGAATCTCTAACTTCATACAAATTTTTTATTAATAATAAAATAAAGTCATAATTGTATTAAACGTGTTAAACAAAAAAAAGACCTACATTTCTGTAAGTCTAATTTTAGTATAGATTTGTTATTGGTACTATACCACGCAAGGAAGTCCTTATCTTGCACCTTCATTCGTGAGTTATCAGATACCCCAATGAATTTACGTGTACTATCTGAGTCAACGCAACGCTATCTTTATTTAATCTTCTTCATTTGCTATTAAACAATCTTTACTACAAAATTCATCTTCACAAGCGTTACCACAAAAACCACATTCGTTTTCTGGTGCTTCATCAGGGTTTAAAAAATCTAAATGTTCCATATCTTTTGTTTTAAATGTTATACAAATATAATATTTATATTTTAAATAAAATACATTTAACAAATATTTAACTATTCAAATAAGCAGAAGCTATTAAATACATTTGTTGCATCTTTTTAATTTCACCTACATTTCTTGGTAAGTTTATAGCTACTTCTACATTCTTCTTGTGATGTATGTAACATTGTATTGTTGCAATCATTTGTCCGTATGTCATAATCTAATATATAAAATAGTTTCCTTTATTTGGATTCTCTAATTGATAACCTACTGCATAACGTAACGCATCTATACAATTATGAACCAATATACCATTTGCAAAATATTCGTGGCAATCTTCCACCATTAAATCATAAACTTGAGCCTTGTAACTTTCTCCTTGCTCGAAGTGCTTTAGCTTTGCAGTTATTATGGCAGTATTTAGAAACTCCTCCGTGTCTTGTTTCATATTCTTTATTACATACTTCGCAATTATGTTTTTTATATTCTCTATTATGCCAAGTCTTTTTACCTTGTTCTTTATGCCATTGCAATCCAACTTCTGATTTATGCCATTCTTTTGCTGCTTCAATTCCTTTTGAATGAAATTCTTTAAACCATTCTGGATTGTCTTTAATTCTTTTTTTACCTGTAAACCTTTGATGTAAAGATTCAAGAACCATATTGAGATTTGATATGTTATTATTTTGTGTGTTACCATCAACGTGGTGAATATGGTATCCTTTAGGAATATCCCCTTTATAGTGTTTCCAAACTTCAGTATGTAGTCTTGTTGTTCCTCTACTAAAATATTTTTCGTTTTTGTAAAGTTTAAAATCTTTTCCGTTAAACCATTGTACAGGAATATTCTGTCCTGATTCTGTAATTGTGAAATTTGTTTCCATTTATTAATAGTTTTAATTTTATGTTCTTTAGTTGAACACAAAGATAACGCCAAAGTATCGAATTGCATCGAGTACTTATTAACATTTTTTACACCATTATTAAAATTTACTAATACCTTTTTATATCCTTTACTTGTTAAAACTAAATCACCTACTTTTATTTTATCTATTCTAACTTGACCTTTAATTGTTGTTATTAAAGTATCTCCTGTAAAACAGTGGTTATGATTATCTATTGGTGTATTTGATTTCTTTTCTAACCAACTGTAATTATTTAACTCTTTAATTAGATTAATTGATTCAGGTGATATTATTAAATCATAATCTTGTAATAAAGATATACCATAAGTAACTGAACCTTGACCTTTAATTGCAGGAACTATATTTAATCCTGCCGAATGTAATTCAGATATTAGTCTCGGTTCAGCACTATCGGCTACTATTAAACTATCTAAACAATGTTGCTTATTTAAAGCGTATATTTGAGACGTTGTTAATGCTTGTAAATAGAAACGTTCATTTATATAAATTCGTTTGTTAGATGTATCTATATTGCATTCTACTAATGTTGTTGGGTCATTACTAAAACCAAAATCTTGTCCAAATACAGATTTACTTACTTGTTCGTATTTCCCAATAGTCCAGTTATTAAATATAACTCCTTCTGCTTTATCTAACCAGCCACCAAGTATTTGATGTTTGTACTTTTCAGGTCTACGTAATTTTATATTCTCTATTTGATTTATAAATGATTCAGAAAGATTATTTATATTATCTAAATATGTTGTGTGAATATATGTAGTATCTCCTTTTATTAAATTGCTTCCATCTTGTACTCCTTTATCTTCAAAGAATTTCTTATAAATAAAATGTTCTTTTGTTGCTGGATTTAAAACTAATAAAACTCTATTGTGAATTCCTTTTGTTCTTATACTAAAATCTATCTTTTCAAATGTTTCTTCATCTGTTAATTCTTCTGCTTCATCTAATACCCAAGTAGTAACTCCTGCTAAAGATTTTAAATTTGCTGTTTGTGTCCCACTACTTGTTTTAATACCTTTAAATAAGATTTTAGACCCTGTTTTAAGATTTACTATTTCATCTTTAGTTATATAAAAATCGTGGCTTAAATCAGCTGTTTCAATCTTATCTATAAATTCAGGAATAATAGAAACGTTTGCAGATGTTAAAGTATAACGAGTAAATAGAATAACGTGTCCTGCTTCGTATGTTAAAGTAAGTAGAAAAGAGTTCAAAGAATATGATTTCCCTGAACCTCTACCACCTGTAATTACAAAGTATCTACTTTCAGAACCTAATAGATTAAATTTCGGATTGATTAATATTCCCAACTTTAAATATGTCTTTTATATTAAAATCATTTAGATTATGCGTTGTTTCAATAATATCTTTTGGTTTACCAAATATATGTTCAGCTATAAATAACTGACCTCTTTGTGAATCCATTAAAGTATTTTTAACAAATGCTATCTTTGTTTCTTCTTCTGTATCTTTATTATAAAGTTCTCCTAATGCTTTTAAGAATATGTTATTTACTTTTTCTTCTTCTACTTTAGGTTTTCTTCCAGCATTTTTATTTCCACCATTATATTTTCTTTTATCTTCCATATCAAATAAGTAATTATTATTGATTTAAAAATAAACATTTTTGTTTATTGTTTATCAGACTTACTAATTAAGTAATACCAAAACCAAATTATCTTTGGTCTTATAAACTCATACGATAATAATATTAATAGATATTTCATTTATAATAATTCATCAATAGTTATATTATGATATTCTAATAGTTCTTGAATTCTTTCAAATACTATTTCTATTCCATCTTGTTCTCCATCGTTTACTTCCAATGTATTGATTAATCCTTTCTTTGTATTATAAACTAATTCAAATATAAAGTTAGCCATATCTAATGCTTTAACTGTTGCGAGATATTCTGTGTTATCTTCTGGAAGATTAAATTCTAATATTGCTTTCATCTTATTTATCAATATGAATTAAAAAACTAATCTTTCTTTTTATTGTAGAATAAGTTTCAATTAACCATAATGATAACTCATCTTTTTCAGATTCATCAATATGAAACTCTGCATAAGTATGCAATTTATGTCCGTTAAATACTTCGTCATTTTGTAATTGCTCAGGTAGTTCTGATAACTTAATTACTGATTTTGTTATTGTTTTCATAATATTATTTGTTTTTAAATTGTTTTATATCCTGATTTTAATTTCATATAGTTTTTTGCTCTTTCTCTTGCTTGGTATAACATTCCAAGTTCAATAGATATTTCTTTCCATCCTTCTATTTCTTGTTTGATATATCCTGCTACTGTGAATCTATTATATTCTTTTGAATATTTATTAAATAGTATTGTTGCTCTTTCTTTGTGTGTCATAATCCTTTTTCTTTTTTATAGATTTCTAATAGTTCTTTTACTGATAATATTCCCATATCTTCAGTCGTTAAACTGTCTAAATATTCTCCAAAATCAATCGCAAAATCATCTGCTATTGCTTCACATTTTTCAGATTGATAAAATGGTCTATTTAAAGTTGGCGTTGCAGTATCTAATTGCTTTTTAAACTTTTCTTTTAGTGTCATAAGTTTATTTGTATTTTATTTGTTGGACAACTTATTTTATGTACTCCTTTTTTTAAGTGACAATATTCACATTCTAATTCCCAATAGTAATCACATTCTAATCCATTGTTTGGTTCTTTACAAAAATATGATTGTCTATACTTACTTGGTTCTGCTTTATATCTGTAACAAGTTGAACTTAATTCGCAGTTGTTACCATTGCACATTGTTATATCTGGCATAATTATAGTTTTATGTTGTTATTCATTCTATGAAATGCTTCTAATCTATCTGTTATTATTTGTTTTTGTTCTGTTCCTTCGTATTGTTCCATTAGTTTATTTAGTTTATCTATTGTTTTGTTTTCGTATTGTGGTGTTTCTTTTATTTCTTTTAGTTCTTTAGTTAGTTTTAATACTTCAAATCTTAAATTGTATAGTTCGTTTTCTTCTTGTGTTTCTTCTAAAACATTTACTTGGATGAAGTTACTTAATACTTTGTTTCTAATCTTCTTTAGTTCTGGATTTGATTTCTCGTATACGTTATACATTTTTAAAGAGTGTATTACTGTTGCGTGGTCTAAATTTAATTCTTCTCCTATTTTGTTTAATGTCTTATTAGGTTTTAATTGTTTTAGTATTGAACAGTATAAACTTCTTGCTTCTACTACTTCTCTTTTGCGTGTTCTTACATCTATGTTTGTATCTGTTTCTGTTTGTATTATTTCTTTTAATCTTTCTGTTATTTCCATTTTATTTTTATTTTTTGTTTGTTTTTAATTAAATCTGTTAGTACATTAAAACTTATTATTTCTAATGCTAAATGTATTCCTTGACATTCTTCATATAATTCTAAATCTTCATAGTGTTTTAGTATGTCTCTTACTTGTTTTAAAGTTGTTCCTTGTTCTATTTCATATAAAGTTAGATTATAATGGTCTATTGCTTTATCATTCATTAGAATAATTCTATTTGATTTGTATTTATTTTATTCCACATAATTTTAATATCATTTCTATCGTTTTCTTTTATTATTGGTATACAAATATTTTCACCCCATATTTCAATCATTCTTTGGACACAAATTTTTTCCTTTCCTAAATCATAAAATATTTCTTTTAAGCCACCTGCATTGCTTCCATTAGCAGGGGCTGAAAAAGCATATAAAGTAGTACGACCTGTTTTTTTACCAAGTTTAATTACCTGCATAGCAAAATCTCTATCTTCTTTGCCTTCTACATATTCTTTATAACGTAAACCGAAAAGATTAGTATTATCTACAAATACACAAGAATCACAAAAACTATTTAAAACTATATTTTTATTAGCTGACCAAGCAAATTGTCTATATTCTAAAGAACCTAATGATATACTATTATTTATAAATTGTTCTTGAGCTTGTTTTAAAGCGTCGAAATCTGTTCTTATTAGCTTTGTTCCTTCTCTATAAAATAAACCCGTTAAATCATCGTCTAATTGCCAATAATTTTGTATTGAATTGTTTTCAGTATATTCTTTAATATAATTTCTTACGTAAGTTATACCCCCATTATTAATTGGTAAAACTAAATAATTAAAGTTAGGGTATTTAATTTTATATTTTTCATAATCTTGTGGCTCAACAACTGCTGTAATTTGTTGATTATTATCTTGTGCAAACTTTAATAAAGTTGAATTATCTACTCTGTTTTTTGTTGGTATAAATATATTTAATTTTTCCATTTTTATAAATTTAAGTATCCTGTTTTATCCATTTTCATTTTTAATAATTCTTCTGCAGGTTGTTTACATTTATACATATATTCCCTGTAGTAAACTACAAAACTAATCCTCAACCAGTTTTCTTCAGTATTAATAAAATCTGTATTTCCGTGCCATTTATGTACATCAACAAAAGAATATCGGTATTTTGTAAATCTATTGCTACTTTATATTGTGGTAAACAAAAATATCCACCTGTCCAATCGCCTTCTCGATATGCAATTAAATTTCCAAATCCTTCAGGATAATCTCCAGCATCTTGATGTACTGCTGTTCTAAAGTTTTTATTAACTGTTACGGTTGTAAAAGCCGTATCATCTATAATATAATTTTGATTTGTACCTTGTGCTATTGCTTTTTGTTTTTCATAATGAGTTGGGCAAAGTTCTTTATATTTATTATCAATAAATTTTACAAATGGTATTCCGTTTTTATATTTATCGAAATAATTTTTTGCAAATGCTGTCTTTCTACAATATTTAACCATTGCACCTGAATCCATAAAACCTACACTACCTGATTCAACTTTATTACCTACAGTTATATTACTAACTGAACCATCTTTGCGTATACGTTTGTGACTACTTCCAGAAGCATAACCTCTACTTTCAGTTACTTCAATGCTATCTTTAAATGAATTAACCCCTAACATTAAAGTTTCTAATGGTATTGCATTTTTTCTAAATCTAAATAATAATTTTCCATTAATATCATAACCATCAGCATCTTCAGTTATTAATAAATCAAAATTATCATTATTTAAATATTTACCTTTTAATTTTTCTGTTTGTTCGTCAGTTAATTGTTTTTTTAATTTATAAGTTTCCATATTTTTCTTTTAAAATAATTAATAATAAATCGCTTAAATTTCCTTTTGTTTGATATTCATTGGCAAATTCTAATTTTATTCCTTTTTTACATAATGCTTTAAATAATTTTAATTCATCAGTACTAAAATATAACATTGTAGTTGTTATTTCTGTATTATCTAATGGAGAATTATCTGTTCCCCAATCATCTTCAAATAATTTCATAATTTAATTTGTTTTTAGTTTTAATAAATTCCAACATTCAATATATCTTTGCTTTGCTTTTCCTTTGTGGATTTCTTTAAAAAGTTGGTATATCTTTTTAGTATATTGATAATTACTTTTGCAATCAACTAAATACTTTTCTGCAAACTTCTTTCCATATCCTTTACAATAGTTTACATTATCAGCAGTATCTCCAATAATCATTTGTTCATAGAAATTATATCTTGCTTCTTCTTCTGATATATCATAAACACATTTATGTTTAATATGATAGTTATACATCAAGCAAGGAAATTGTTTATAGTCTTTATCTATGCTTACTATTATAACGTTATTCCTTCCTATTTCATCTGATATAGTTTTCCAGTATTTAGCTACTACATCATCTGTTTCACATCCATAACCCCAAATAGAATTATATTGTTCTTTAACGTATTCGTGCATCTTATTTAATAATGGTGGAAGATTATTGTAATCTCTGTTTGCTTTATACTTTGGTGTTATATACTTTCTAAAATTACCTTTAGAACCTGAAAATGTTTTTACTTCATTTATTTCGTAAACATCTTCCAAATGATTTATAATAGACATAAATACTTCATCAAATTTATTGGTTGCATCTTCTAAATTATAATGAAATCCATCGTCTTCTATTGTTTCTCTTTTCTTATAGCAGCTTGAAAATATCAAACTGTCTGCATCAAATAATACTATCATCGTTTCTTATTAAAGTTAGCATATATTCCCATACTTTCATTTCTCTATTAGTAGCGTTAATCATTTTATATAAAATGTCTTCTTCTAAATCAGTTTTACCTGTTGTTATTTGATAGATTAAATCTTGTTCTTCTCTATTTAAAGCATTTATTTTACATCTTACTTTGATGTATGCTCTTTCTTTTATTTCTTCCATATTTGTATATTGTTTAAGTTTTCCATTGTTTCATCGTAATTTAATACTTTTTTTATTTGTTCATAGTGATAATTTGATTCCTCCCATTCTTTTATTAAAGCATCTTTAATTAATTGAAGTTCATTTCTTACATAAGCATTATCTACTGAATTCATTAAATAGATTAGATTATTAAATTTAGTTAGCATTTCTGTTTTGTTCATCTTGTTTGATTTTAATTAATAATGTTTTTGCTTCTTGTTTTAATCTGTATTGGTATTCCCAGATTGTTTCTCTTTTTTCTGATTGTTTCTTTTTCATATTGTTTTTTATTGTTTAGCAAATATAAACAAGTTATTAATACAAAATACATTTTAACAAAACTTTAACATAAAAAAAAACTACCTCTTTTGAGATAGCTTTTCAATTATAATTTTTCTATAAACTTCGTTAACTGATTCTTTATTGTTTCCCCGTTTCCATAAGAAATCCATTATCCTATTTATTCTTTGCAGTGGTGATTGTTTACTCTTTGCCATTTTCTATTAAATATATTTTTCGTTTAAGTTTTTCTAAATACAATGTTAAATCCATCGTTTCTTCTATTGCGTGTTCTATCCATTCTGCTGTAGTTAAATCTTCTCTATCTAATGTAACTCCATATTTTTTTATTCCTACGTTAGAACGTTGTTTAAATTTGTTTACTATTGCTTTTACTACTGTATCTTCCATTAAAATCTTTTTGAGTGTTCTTTATATAATTCCATTACTTTTTTTATTCCTTCGTATTCTGTAAACGTTTGCCTGTTTCCTGGAGTAGCTTCCTGCATTTTATCTATTGGTAAATAATTTATTACTTTATAGTTTGATGGTCTATACTTTATTATCCAAAACTTTTTATCTTTTGCTAATTGTATATAATAAGCTAAATCATTATCCAAGCAAATTTTCATTGCTTTACTTTCTTCATCTGAAGGTAAATATTGAATTGATTGTTTCTTTGCCATTACTCAAGTCTTAAAAACTCTGTTTCAGCGTGTTTAACAAACCATTCTTTATTTTCTTTGTATTTATCTATTACTGCATTTATCATTACTAATTCGTCAATAGATGATGTTTGAAGTTTACTTATTATGTCTTCTATACTTCTTAATATATTAGTTGTTGTTTCTGCATCTGTATTGTAGATAATTTTATATTCATCTCTTACAATTTCTTCCAAGTCTTTATTTAAACTATTTACTTTGTGTTTAATTTGCTGCTTGTATTGTTTTGTAAAAAATAAACTTTCATTTGCTTCTAAAAGTAATTGACTTAATAAAACTGATTTTAAGTATTCTAATTGTATTACATTGTTTTCCATTGTTTTGCTTTTGTTATTTCTAAATATGCTACTTCTTTTTCTATTCTTTGTGTATTATAAAATTGTGTTGTTGCTGGATTCTTATCGTTTATTTCCCATTCAGGTATAATAAGATTAAGATTAAAACTATAAATTCCTTTAGGAGTAGAATTATAATACATTGGCGTATCTAAATGCTTTTCACATTCTTGTTTCATTGCATCATATTTCTTCTTTTCTAATAGTAATGTAGGATAATGTGCTTTTCTACATTTTAGTTCCAATCTATGTCCTGTAGTGGGACTGTAGCAATCCCACCTTGACATTTGATTCTTTGCTTTGACTAAATCAGGATATATATTTTCCTTTAGCCAATTAAATAAATCTTCTTCTTTCCAATTAATCATTAATTTTATATTCGTTGTAAACTTTTCTTAATTCATCAATCTTACCTTTCCAACAACTTGCACAAGAACTTATCTGTAACCTATAATTAAATACGTTAAAATAGATGTCTGATACTTCTTGTTGTTCTATTGCAGTTAAAGTAGTTTGACTTGCAGATAAATACTTTGTTAAAGCGTTATAGTCTTTTTCATTTAAACAATTAATGTTTGAATTGTAAGAAAATAACTTATTTAACTTTGCTTTGCGTTCATCACATCCACAATCAATACCTGTTATTTCACTAAAAGTATCTACAATACCTTTAATTCCTGTAACTGTAGTAATTTGTTCAATAGTGTCTCCTAATCCTTGTGCTTTCTTTTTAGCCATAATTTTAATTAATAAATGTTATTGTAATCGTTTTCTATATAATCAGTATAATCCTTCTGAAACTTGTTTTTAAGTATTTCTTTATAGTTTTTAATTGAGTGAAAAATTGAAATCAAACTGATGTTTGTTTCTTTTGCTATATCTCTCATAGACATATCTGAATCTCTATAAAGTTTAAATAACTTTCTGTCATACCAACTCCAATTTTCAAGTTCTTTATCTATCATTAAACATATATCGTTATATGCTTTATGTTCTTCTATATTAGAATCATCAAATAAGTTCCATTGGTCATCTATTCCAACTTTATTTACTTTCATTTTCTTGTTATAGAACTGAAAATATAAACTTCTTAAAGTAAAATAAACATATCCTTTTCTTACGTTTCCAGTTGAATCTATAATTTTATCAGCATCTGCATATTTCCATAAAGCTATATAAGATTCTTGTACTATATCCTCTGCTACTTCAAATTCTCCAAAAGAGTGAATTATTTTAATCCATTCCTTATGGTGTTCTGCTACTTTTGCTAACCAAGAATTATCCATATATTTAAATTATTTTATTTCCTTTTCTAATATTATCTTCTGCCCATAAAGGTTGAAAATTTGTATAATGATTTAATTTTATTAATTCATTTTCATCTTTAGAAAGAGATACAGGATATATATGGTCTAAATGCCATTTACCAGCATTATTCCAAGTCATTCCTTCAGTAAATTGTAATTCTAAATGTTGTTTAAATTCTTTAAATGAACAACCTAATATTTCATTAGTTTTAGATTTTTTTGTATATCCTTTTCCTTTAATTGACATACCTATTAATGTTCTTAAATTGCAACTTAATTTAAATAACTTATCATTTTCTTTTCTATTTTTTGTATAAACTCTATAATAATTATTTATTTTTTCTCTATTTTTTTTACAATATTCTTTTTGTTTTTCTTTAATTTTTTCTTTATTATTTAAACCATATTCTTTTTTCTTTAACAAAAAACTTTCTCTATTTTTATTATAATAAATGCTTTTATTTTCTTTTATTTTTTCTTTATTATTATTTATATAAATTTTATTACAATAAATACAAGTATTTTGAAAACCATCTTTTCTTGTTTTATTCTTACTAAATTCAATAAAATCTTTTTCTATTTTGCAAGTACTACATTTTTTCATTTTGAGTTACCCATATAAACGTTATTGATATAATTAAAAGCACTATTTGAATTGTATGTTCTGTTTCTTCTTCTTCTATATCATCATTATATAAAGCACCAAGCATTAAACCTTTTATTGGTGCTATAATTACTTCTCCATCGTATTTAGCCATTAATTGCATTAAGAAATAAATAGTAAATAGTA